TAAGCACAATAACATAAACTTTACCTACACTATATTCATAAGTACGGGCAACACCAGGGAAAGTATTATCTACCAATAACCACGGTTGAATAGCAACGTATGGTACATTAAATGATACATCAGTATCAGATCTTAAATCTACAACTGTAGAGTAATTGGCATCAATATCGAAACTTGATGTTGGAAGAGCAGTATCAGAAGTTGAATAATCACCAGGAACGTAAATAATACGTACACGACCTGAATGGAACTTAGTTTTAACGAATTTAAATTGTAAATTAATTCCACCACGCCACATACGAAACGCTTTTGATGTATAAGCAAGATGTGAAGGTGCTGTTTGGTTTGATGTAATTGAATATTGCATAAGTGAAGGGGAAATAGGCTTAGCCCATAAAACTGATTCAGAGGTGTTAGTAGATGACCAAGAAAAATGTGTTAAATAACACGGTGTTCTGACGACATGAGCTATAGCCATTTCATCGGTATTAGTACGAAAAATAGAAGCATTAGTTTCTAATTCATTTAATGCACTAAGACCCATTACGTGACTCATATCAGTACCGTCTGCGTTGGCCATAAATCTAGTAGTAGATAATTTTGTAACGTGAGACGCTTCAACAGAAGTTGGTTTAGACCAACCAAAATGTTTGGCAACATCACGAACAGCATTTGATACCCATAATGCTGGTTTAGCATAATTAGATATCAAAGGTATATCTTGAACACTAGATAAAGCTGTGGAGATAGCTGAGGCAGCAGTTGTTATAATACCTGCGCCTTGAGAATCTTCAATAGCTTCTTTACCTACTTGCGCCGATGCGGCAATTGGTAATCCAGTTGGATAACGAAGTTTAATATTCTTAAAATTCATCCAAATAGATACATCAACTGAACCCGACGACACAGTATCAACTAATGGTGAGTATACAATAAGTTGGAAATAACCTATTGATCCCACACCGTTAGATAGATCAGTAAACATGTAAGGACTAATATATGGAATACACATAGTAGCCTCAGTGCACGTAGACAAATCTAAATCGATACGCGGTGAACCAGTAATAGGAACTAAAAATTTCTCTTTAGCGCCTGTTGCTGTAGGGGTGTAATATTGTGTTTTATTACCAAGATATTTATAACCAGGGATCCAGCTAAGCAATAATCTTCCAGCTTGGAAAGGTTGTGCATTAACTTGAACTCTGATCTCAATATCAGCTCTAAAACCATAGAACCGCTCTAATTTTCTCTGGTACATATTCTTAGAGATCATGGACCAAGGAAGATCAAAAGCGCTACCAACCATATCGCCATAACTAGCAGTAGTTGCCCACGTGCTAGTTTGCATAAGAATTGGTCGTTCTAAAAAGGAAATAATATCATGGGATCGAGCATCATTTAGACAGTCTAAATAATTATCATCGATATCCATAATCTTATTATGAATGGAGGTATGCGGAGCAATACCTTCAGAAGAAAAGTTGAGGATTTGTTGTGTTTGATTGATTGTTGATTGTTGTTGGAAATTTGCAGGTAAGTTTCTGACGCATGTGACTACCTAATCAGCATACGACATTCGGACTAATCTAGATTTTCAGGGGCTGCCTAGGGCCATCTTGATAAGTAAAGTTAAATAACTAAGCCTACTACTAATAGCATATAAATTAATTTTTATAGTCCTAACATTATAATTCAAAGATCACATTAGTAGTTAATCTCGTCATCTCCACCCATTTGTTCATTTCTGAATTTCATGAGTGTGGTTGATCGCGAGTCAGGGTAAAAGTCAATTCCAGTGTTACGAGTCAATTTCAAACCTAGTTCGATCATGCGTTCACGGTACATTTTATCTACAGAGATATCATGCAACGCAAGCTCAGCAATACCACCTTGTAAAGTATCAATACAAATACGAAGTGGGAGCTGATTGCCTAATCTAACCCAGTTTGGTGCATCAAGAATGACGTCAATATCGATAGGGGAAACCCAAAGCTGAATCATCTTTTCAAAGCGGAATTTGCGTTTGAGAAAAGATACTTCCTCTAATGTTCGAGCCTTAACGATATCGCCAGTCTTAGCTTCATCAGTCATGGTCATTTCGAGTTCCTTCTTAAGAACGGGGGTAATAGTTTCTTGATTGAATAAATCAATAACTTCTGGTCGGATATTCATTATGAAGTCATCTCCATAAAAAATAGACGAGGTGTTTTCAAAAAACGCACTCATCGTTGCAAATGGAGTTTTATCCATAATGGATAACCAGGAATGTGCAAGCACGCAATGGTTCACAATACTATTTAAAATAGCGGTTGCGGGGCATCCAGAAGGAATACCATTACGAACATAG